GCAAACCGTTTGAGACAGCGCAGCACGTCGATTTGCGCGGACTGAGCGCGGCAGAACTGGCGCAGCTGGAAGCGATATTGTCGAAGACGCAGGAATAATATATAGAGAAAGAATTAGCCGAAACACAGAAACGCCGAAATCCCTTGATACGAAAGGGAAAGACGGCGTTTTTTCGTGTGGTAAATTTACCACATTGTGGAGGCTGATTCGGTCACGTCGCTGCTATATATACAGAGTGAGAGAAGCGACCATACCCTAAAAACCGGATAAGCCATGACAGACAAGGGATTAAGGTACTTTTGAGGTAGGATAAAAATTTCCTACATGTAGGCGAAAAATTTCCTACCTGAAAAGGTGGTGAAAATGTGGGAAAAACCGCATTACAACAGTCTTTCTTGGATGCGGAAAGAAATGCAAGAAAGCGAGATATGGAACGGAAAATAGACATAGATTCGCTTTCACGGGAACTGAAAAAGGCATCCGAACAGAATATGAAGATCGTACATGTGACACCGCGAAACCCAGCGGGGTTTGTGCAAGTGATTGCAGAAAACCTGAACTACATCATAGAAAGCGAGTATCTGAGTACATCGGAACTCGCTTTTCTTATGTCCATTATGGGACGTACAGAAATGCACTCGAACGCTGTTGTGGATTCGGACGGGCGATATATGACGATCACAGCACTTGCGGAATCGACAAAATATTCCGTGAGACAAGCGCGGTCGCTCATCTCCTCTTTGCTAGAAAAAGGCGTGATATACGAATTTGTCGATGCACAACAGCTAAAGCGGCATGGTCGTGTAGTAGAGGAACGCCCGCTTTATCTCAATCCTGAGATCATCTTTTGTGGTGACCGAAACCGGATTAACGCTACACTGTGTCGTCTCGTCATAAATGCCGATCCGCTTGAACGACGGAAAATCCTGTTGCCATGGAAATTGTGGATGGATCCGGGTGCGGAATACGGACGTTTGTACCGCCGCAAAACGTGGCTCAAAAAACGGAAAGGTGATGCATGATGATCGACTTGGGAAGGACGGCGAAATGCGAAGTGTGCGGCCGGCCTGTGCCGGCAGCATGGGCGAACGACGACGGCAAGCATCGCGGCCATGCGCTGTGCATCATGGTGAAACGGGATGGTGTGAGCGGTGTTGACGGCAAAAAGAAGCATACCGACCCTTGAACAAGTCCGCGCCGCTCGCGCCTATGTGGATTTTTCCTATTTCATGGATTACGACAGCGGATTCCAGGACAAACCGGGCAAGCATCTGGACGTGCTGGACAAGGCACTGCAAGACGTGTCCGAGGGCAAAATAAAGCGCCTGATCGTGGCGATGCCGCCGCGACATGGCAAGTCCGAACGGGTCTCGAAAAAGTTTCCGGCGTGGCATGTCGGGCGCAATCCTAATGATGAGATCATACTCGCATCATACAGCATCGACCTGTCGCGCGGATTCTCGCGTATCGCGCGTGACACGCTGATAGAGCATCAGGACGTGTTTGGCGTGGAGATCGACCGCAATAACCAATCTGCAGAGAGTTGGACGATTGCCGGGCATCGTGGCGGTGTGACAGCCGCAGGCGTAGGCGGACCGATCACAGGCCGTGGCGCAAAAATCGCCATTGTGGACGATCCGGTTAAAAACGCCGAGGAAGCCAACAGCGAGGTCATGCGCGAGAAGATATGGGAGTGGTATCAATCCACCCTTTACACCCGTTTGACGCCTGACGGACGTATTATCATCGTCATGACGCGGTGGCACGAAGATGATCTTGTGGGCAGGCTCCTTAAAAAGGAACGCGAAGAAATCGAAGAAGGCACACATACCGGCGACAGGTGGACGGTGATAAACTTTCCGGCGATAGCGGAGGAAGATGACTATCTTGGCCGCAAGCCGGGAGAGCCGCTATGGCCGGAATTTGGGTTTGACCTCCAACGTCTTAGTCAGATTCGGCAGGATGTTGGGTCATACGTCTTCAACGCGCTGTATCAGCAACGTCCGAGCGCGGCGGAAGGAACGATATTCAAACGCGAATACTTCCGGTACTTTTCCGAACAAACCATCGGCAATCAGCAGTATTTCGTGCTTCACGGCGACGTGGAGAGGCGCTATCGCAAAGAGTCGCTATGGTGCTTCCAGACGGTGGACACGGCCAATTCGACAAAGACGATCAACGACTACTTTGTAGTGTCCACGTGGTACGTCACACCGGAGCATGATCTACTGCTGTACGATGTGTATCGCACACACATTGAGGGGCCGGATCAAAAGCCGCTCATGCGCGAACTGCGGAACAGGTACAGACCGCGTTTTCAGGCGGTCGAGGACAAGACGTTTGGAACCAACCTGATCCAAGAGATGCGCCGGGAAGGTATGACCGTGCGGCCGATCAAGGTTGACAAGGACAAGGTAACGCGCTCGCTCGTGATCGCCGCGCGGTACGAGGTTGGCATGGTCTACCACCGCGAAGGTGCGCCGTGGCTGACGGACTACGAGGATGAACTGCTGTCGTTCCCGCGCGGGAAGAATGATGACCAGGTGGACACGGCGTCGATGGCGGGTGAGATCATCCACGCGCTGCCGCCTGTTGAGCGTGAGGACAAGCACAGGACGCCGGCGCATCGGTTCGACGAGGATATAGACGAATACAGCGTCGGATATGACGGCTTTTGGTGAGGTGAGACGATGGACGCATTAACCTTGATGCTTATATGCGCCGGGATCACCATAGCAGCGATCAGTATCGTTTGCATGGTTGTGATGGTGCGTCAACAACACATGATCGACGTTCTGACGGATAAGCTGATGGCGCGGGATTACGGAGAGTATCGGCGGAACAAGGGTATGCTAATGGTAGAGGAACGGGAAAGCAGAAGGCCGATGAGTTTTTATGATGATCCGGGGATCGAGGAAGAAGCGCATTGATGCGCTTTTTTATTTTGTATAAGGGGGTGACGGTGTGGCGTCGATCATCGAAAAGGCAAAAGAAAAGTTTGCTGGCGTGTTCGGGTCGGACGAACAAGCGCAGAACGAGCCGATCAACACGCCGGAACAGCAAAAACTTGTCGATATGGCGCTGAACGACTACCAGTATTTCAAGGCCGAGCGCCAGAAATACGAACCGATCTGGCGGCAGGAGCAGCGCTTCTACCGTGGCGATCATTGGCACGGACTTCGGCCGGAGTCGGTCAGTCAGATGCGCCCGAACAGCGTGGACAACGTGGCTTGGAGCCAAGTCGAGAGCATCACGTCGAAGCTGTGCAGTTGGATGCCTTACCCGGAATTCGAGCCGCAGGAGCCGGGGGACGAGGAAAAAGCCGCTGACTTAAACGCCTACATGCCGTATGAACTGCGCTGTATCAAGTTCCAGCAGAAGCATATACGGGCTGTCAGGCGGATGGTCATCCACGGACCCTTGATTTACAAGGTGGTCTATGATCCAACCGTCGAAGGCGGTTCCGGCATGTACCGGTACTTCGGCCAGAACGACATATTGCCTATCGACTTTGCAACGTTTTTCCCTGATCCGCGCATAAGGGACTTTATTGACCTGCAAAAAGGCGCGGCGCATATGTTTCATTTTCGAAAGCCGCTCGAATACTTCCGGGAGCGTTGGCCGAAGCAGGGCAAAAAGGTGCAGCCGGACATGGATGAGGCGGACGTGCATATCTTCGACCAGAACGAATACTCGGTTCGCGGATTTACGGCCGACCGTATGCCCGGTGAAGGGAGCGGAAGCATCAAGACGGCCGGGCTGATCGAGTATTGGTACAGAGGCAAGCCTAAGATCATGACCAAAGAGGATCGCGAGTTGTTTAACCAGATCGCGCAAGAAAAGCTCGCGCAAGGCCTTGACCCGTCCGAAGCGCTGGCAAAAGCCAGAGGGACGATGAACGGTATTCATTGCCTATACGTTACGGTCGGCGGCGTGTTCCTCGAACACAAATCCTACGTGTACGATCACGGCCATTACCCGATTGTCGCTCGCACTCTTTTCCCCGACGAAGACAACCCATGGGGCAAAGGCTACATGCGGGACATGATCAAGCCGCAGATCATGCTGAACAAGTTCGCGGAAATCGCCGTGGAGACGATGGCGAAGCAAGGAAACAGCGGCATCTTGTACGAGCCGGACGCGATCCCGAAGATCGAGCGTTTCCGGCGTGATCGAAGCTTGCCGGGCGCGATGCTCGAAGTAGCACGGATCGACGGAGTTAAAGAAATGCAGGGCGTCAATGTCCCGCAGACCGTGTTCAACATGCTCGAATACTACAAGGAAATGCTCCAAAAGATTCCAGGGCAGTTCGATTCGGCGAATGGACAGGCCAACCCCAACGTCACCAGCGGCGAACAGGCGAAAGCGTTGATCGGAGCCGCTAATGCACGTCTCACCGTAGCGTCTCAACTGATCGAGGACGCGCTGCAGGAAGTGTTCGAGCAGTATATCGCCAACATGGCGCAATTTTACATTGACGAGCGGATCGGGCGCGTGACGGGGCGGCAAGTGAGCATCAGCCGGAGCCGATTGATCAACACGATGCCAAGCGAGGCGACGTTGATCGACCCGACGACGGGCGAGGAAATCACCGTTCAGGTGATGGAGGAATACGTCCCGAAATTCGATATTGCGGTCAAAATCGGCGTCGAGAAGCCGACAGACCGCGAATATTGGATTCAAACGGCGTTCAATCTCCTTGCCACGGCGGATCCGACAACCGGAATGCCGCTCATCGATGGTGAGGCGGTGCGGTACGCGGTTCAGAACGGCAGACTGGAACCCTTCGACATCATCAACCAGAGGATGCAGCGTGAACAACAGATCATGCAGCAGATTCAGCAGCTTCAACAGCAGAACCAACAACTCCAACAGCAGATGCAACAACTCGCCGGTCAAGTTCAGCAGTTCGATCAAGCGAAGATGCAGCTTGAAGGCGAGAAAATCGCCACGGAGCGCATGAAGATCGAGAGCGAAAATCAGGTTGAAATGGCGAAGCTGGAGCAACAGCGCCAGCGGGATGCGCAAGCAGCGCTTCAACTCATACAAGGGGGTGTACCCATTGGCTAAACCGAAGTTGGGTAGCGGCGAACGGTTCAAGCAATTGAGCCGGTCGATCCAGAAGAAAGAGGGTGTGAGCAAAGAACGGGCGGATGCCATCGCTGCCAGTATCGGAAGAAAGAAGTACGGTGCTGAGAAGATGGCGAAAATGGCCGCAGCGGGACGAAAGAAGAAATAGGAGGGAGGGAAAATTCCTCTCAAACGTGCAAAGCCGGTAAATCCAAAAAGAAAAGGTGATTCGGGTGGACGAAAACCGCCTTCTTGAACTGGGCCGTGGGTGAGACTCCTACGGCCCTTATTACTGCCGCCTGCCATAGCGGATCTGAAAGGAGAATCAATCTATGAGCGATCAAGTTGCCAGCCATAGCAACGAGACGCAAGCATACGCCCAAAATCAGGCCGTAGAGGACGCTTTTAAAGCATTTGGTCTTGATGTACCGGTCGAACAAGAAAACGCCGCAGAAGACAATTCTGAGGCTGTGGAAACGGACGTAACGGATGCTCCCGCCACAGAGCAAGAACCCACGTCCAACGTCATCAAGGTCAAGGCGAAGGTGGACAAGGAAGAACGGGAGTTTGAACTGACTGAAGATCAACTTCCCGAATATGTGCAGAAAGCCTATGCCCTTGACCGTGAACGGCAGAGGAAAGCGGAGCTTCAAGAAGCCCTTGACCGAGCCGCCAAACTCGCAGGGTTCAAGGATCACGCTGAATACCTCGCCAACCTCGACAAGCTTGAACAGGAGGCGCAAAAGAGGCGTCAAGACGAATTCGAACAGGTACGCCAACGTCTCCGCGAACAAGCCGAAGCAGCCGGGCTTGACCCGGAAAGCGTCGAAGAATGGGTATCGAAGCATCCGGATTTCATCGAGGCACAACGAATCAAGCAAGAGGCACAGGAACGTGCACAACGTGAGGCACAAGAGCGGATGCAGCAGGAATGGACGGCGAAGTGGGAAGCACTCTATACCGCCTATCCTGAACTGCGTGAGAGCGCGATAGCCTTTGCTGAGGGCGGCACGCCTGATTGGTACACGCCGGAGATGCAAGCGCGTATCGAACGCGGGTATGATCCGTTGGACGCTTACGAACTCGCGCACAAAGACGCCATTATCGAGCGCAACAAACAGATGGCAAAGCAACAGGCCCTAAAGGAACAGCGCTTGGGACTTCGCGCTCAAGTGGAGACAGACGCCGGCGGAGAGTTGGAGCCGGAGGTTCCGCAAGAACTCGCCACGGCGTTTTCGCTTTTCGGACTTGATCCGAAAGCTGCAAGAAAATACGTGAAAAAGTGAGGGATTTCAAATGGCACAAGGTTTCCGTTTTGCCTACAACCTGTACGGCGCACCTGAACGCCGTATTTCGCACATTCTCGCAACCAATTCCGAAGCATTCACGGCTGGTGAAGCTGTGAAACTCGCAAGCGGTCGGTGGACGAAAGCAGGCAGCACCGATGCTGTTGCGGGTTTTGCCGCGCAAAATCTCGCCGCTGGTACGAACCAAATCCTCGAAGTGGTTCAAGCACGCGAGGGTGACGTTTGGGAAGCGCCGTACTCCGGTACGCCGAACGCCGGTTTCGTGGTCGGCGCGAATGCGGTAGCTGTGGCATCGGACGGTCTGTCCGTGGACTCGGCAACCGTTGCGAGCGGCCCGTTTGCAATTCTCGAAATCAACACCAACAAGAACACCTGCCGGTTGATCGTCAAGAACCGGCAACTGTCGTAATGAGGGGGGCATAAGACGATGCAAACGAAACTGCTGTGGGATAAAGACGTACTGGAACCGGTATTCCGCGAACTCTACACGCGGGAAATGAAAGACCGGCCGGACTTCATTCCGAAACTGTACGATGTCCAAGGATCGAACAAAGACACGGAAAGCATCGAAATGATCGGCGGCGAAGGCTTGATGGAGCAATGGAAGTTCTCCAATAACCAAGTCTTCTACGAAGATGTGGATGAACTGTGGCAAAAGTACTTCAAACACGAAAAGTTCTCGCTCGGTCGTGAGATCGAACGCGACTTTGTGGACGATCTGAAACTGACGGCCATCCGTGACCGCATCCGTTCGATGGCTGACGCGGTGTACAAAACCCGTCAATATCAAGCCGTCGAACTGTACAATAACGCCTTTACCACGTCCGGCGTAAACTTCCGTGGACGCTCGTACAATTCGGCTCTGCCGGACGGAAAAGCGCTCTGCGCGAACGACCATCCGTACAGCCCGACCAACAGCACGGACGTACAATCCAACTACGGCACCGATGAACTGTCCATTGATTCGTGGGACGAAACGGCAGTAAAAATGCAAGAGTGGGTGGATGACCGTGGCAACCTGATGGCGGTTATGCCTGACACGCTGCTTGTTGCTCCTTACAACGCTCGCCGTGCGTTCCAAATCGCGGGTATTCCGGGCAAGGGCGAAGGATACGAGCCGGATGCTGGAAACTTCAACGTCAACATGTACGAAGGCCAAATCAAGGTCATCGTTAACCCGTACCTGAAGAACCGTAAAGCATGGTTTGCGATCGACTCGAAGCGCATGCTGAATGCCGCGAAATGGTTCGACCGCCGCAAACCGGAGAACGGCACGATCACGGACTTTGACACGGAAGTGGCAAAGTTCAAGGTGGTTGGCCGTTGGAGTTATGGCGCTATCGACTGGTCGTTCGTATTCGGCCACAATCCGCAATAAGGATGTGATCCGAAATGGGACTGACAAATTTTGAAGGTATCGGCATCAAGAAGTTCGGACAACCTCCGGTGCCGCTCGTGACCGATCTTATCAACCATGAGGAAACGTTCAACCCGCCGTCTCTCGCAAGCGGCGCGGGCGCGGAATCCAGCGATATCACCGTTACCGGCGCTAGACTCGGAGACAAGGTGGAAGTAACGGCACCGTACAGTCTGCAAGGCGTTATCGCGTCCGGCTATGTCTCGGCTGATGACAAGGTCAAAATCGTCCTGTTCAATCCCACTGGTTCTTCCATTGATCTGGCGGAAGGCAAGTGGAGAATCAAGGTGCTGAAATGGTAGAGTGGAGGGTATTTTCGCCGGGACAAAAGCCGAACGCCAATGTCAAGAAGATTCCGTATGTCCCGCAGCAAAAGACATCGGATGACATGACGGACGCCCAAAAAGAAGGCGTTCGCGTGTGGAATCTGATGCGCAAAACGCTGCTGGACAACGGACTCATGGAGGAAAAATGAGGGGGCTTAAAACCCCCTCTTTTTCCGTATATGGGAGGATTACGATGCGCTATCATCTCGAAATCGACGCGCTGAATGCGCTTGTAGCCGAAGTGCGGAAGACAAACGAACTGCTTGAAAAGCTGTTGGAAAGGGGATCGGAAAATGTCCTGCATGAGAACGAGGAAAGTGTTCACGAACACTCCGTTGGACGCAAACGAAGAATTCGAGACGGATCCGATTCAAACGGAGATGTACAACCAGCTAAGAGGACTTATCATCGCAGATCAAGACGGGACGTTGGAGTTTGAAGAATCCGATGACGGTCAAACGTGGATCAAAACGGATTCCGTTAGCATCACCAGCCAAGCAGGGGAACAAGCCTTCACGTTCGTCTGCCACGCTCGCTATGCACGGGTGAAGCTAAAGAACGGCGGTACTCCGCAGACAACTTTACTTCTCGCCGTGTACGCCGATCCGTTCAATTGAGGTGGGAGACATGGCTACTCTCGAAGAAATCCGGGCAGTAGTGGAGAAAGAGACGGGGCCGCTTGAGAATGAATGGATTGTGAACTGGTGCAACGACTGCAACGCGGATATTGAATCCCTGATTTTTATCCCCGCCACTACCTATCAAATCACGATCAACACAACAGACACGGAATATCCGCTACCCGCTGATCTCAAAGAGATCAATCGTCTGTGGCTTCAAAGTGACTTTGACAACGGGATTAATCGGGAACTTAAAGTAGACTATCGCATCTACGGCGGAAAGATTCAATTCCCGCGTCCGTTCCCGTTTGTGGACACACTCAACGTGGACTATTACAAATACCTGAACGTGTTCAGCGACATCACGGATTCAATAGAGCTTCATGACCGGTTCGTGCCGCTGTACACGTCCTATTGCGTGGGACGGTATTATGCGTTGTTCAAGACACAGCAGGAAATCGGAGAACTGATGGCACGGCGGAATTACGAGAGAGCAGCGGTGGCTTACAACTCGACAAAAATGCAAGTGGTGCAAACCTATGGATTTACCAATCCCGATCTTTCGGTTAGGGAGCGCTGGTGATGATTTATATCGTTTCTTTCAGCCGCGAAGTGGACGAGAAGCGAGTACCCGTAACAGATGAGCATGGACGGGAGATCACGCTTCAAGTCGAAGCTCCTACCAAAACCATGGCGATGAAGGCCGAAAGTGTGGTCAAGTTCTGCCAGGAGAACAATTGCAGGATTAGGCGGGTGATGTAATGGCAACGGCAGGCGATGTCATTACCTTGGCGAAAACGATGAACGCCATGGATAATGAGGAATTGGGCAACGATACGCAGCAGACGCAGAGTTACTTACTCTTTATCAATCGTGCCCTAAAGGAACTCGCGCATCTGGCGTATCGGACAAGGGTCAGCGATCCGCTCACGATCACCGAGGACGGATTCCAAACGTTCAAACGGAACAACACGGATATTACGGATATGTACAGTCCTTTGCGGATTCTCGATTCGAACGGAAGACTGGTGAACAAGCGTTCCTCCTTCGACATCGGAACTGGATGGTGGAGGGAATCGGACGCGCAGGCGATCCATACGAAGGGTTTAAGCGGAGACTACACGCTGCATTATGTAGGTTATCCTGCAGCAGTCACCGAAACCAACAGTGTTCTTGACTTCCCGGAAGCCGGTATCATGGGCCTTACCTTTTGGGTGATCGGGATCGCCAAGGAAAGCCGAAACGCCTTCGATGAGAGCGAGGCCATGTACGCGAGAGCGCGGGAGCGATTCAAAGTCCTGGTTCTCGCCAATCAAGCGGCAAGAGGCGTGACGCCGAGCGGATATGTTCCGAGCATCGAAGATGTTGACCGAGGATTCAAGTTCTAGGGGGTGGAGGGATGCCGCAACAGTATTTTGCGCATGAAGTGAGGACGTTCCTCGGCCAGAACACCGCGCAGAACCCGGCAGAATTGACGTTGGGTGCGCAAGCGCTGGCGAAAAACGCCGTCATGCGCGAGGTCGGGACGATTGGAAAACGCGACGGTTCCAAGCCGGTTACCTCGTCCGCGATTACGGGTCCGATCCGCCATCTGACGAAGTACAAGAGCAGTACGACTGCCGCGCCGGACCTTCTGGCCGCAGCGGGAACGACGCTGTACAAGTTCAATGGGACGAATGCACTCACGCCTCAAACTATGACTAACGCACTTGTAACCAGCGACATCTACACCGAGGATTTCACGACTGCGAATCTCGTGTCTCGTCTTATTATCGCGGATACGGGGAGTTTAAAAGAATATGACGGGTCAACGGTAAAGAATATCACCCCGGCACCGGATGATCCGTCTCCTGCACCTGCAAACGCCCTTCCCGATATAAACATCAAGGGCAATAAGTTCGTATGGGTTTATTCAGGACATGTGTTCGTATCTCCGGGAACGAACGAGATGTTTTATTCCAAGCGGTATCATTACGACTACTTCCCGGAGACGCAATTTTTCCTTCTTGTCCGGGAGAATGATTACATCAACGGTCCGGGTATCGCTTTCAACAATGTATGTCTGATCCCGATGCGCAGGGGATGGGCCATACTTACGGGCGAGAATTTCGACAACTTCGAAGCTGACAAGTTCCTGAACACCGTTAATGGCGTCATTTCGCCAAGGGCCGTAGCAAAAGTCACGTACCCAAACGGCTCACAGACAGTCGCCTATCTTTCGGACGATGGAGTACATGAAATATTCGATACCGGAGCCATCGATACCGGGGTACGCCAGTACTCTACGCGAAGTCTCATGAGCGACAAGATTGATTTCCTCGGGGTAGGCTTCACCGAATCCGAGAAAAGTCAAGCCTATATGGACTTCGACCCGCAATCGAATCTCTTGAAATTGTGGATCACACGAGGTTCAACATACTACTGCTACGTCATGGACACTCGGGACCGGGAATGGCGTGTGTGGACGTTTCCATGGGACGTAAAACCGTCCTTGGTTTTTAACGGCGTGTCTTATTTCGCGGGGGCAACGGGACATCTGCACAAGTTCGACGAGAATCTATACAGCGATTGGAACGATGCTGGTCAGACAACGGGAACGCCTGTGGATTTCGACGTTTATTCGGGGCTTCTCAGCTTCGAGTTTAGCGGTCATCCGTCATATCTCGATTATCTCTTGATCGAGGCCAAACAATGGAATATCAAATCAACATTGGACGTGTCGCTTATCTATTCCACGGGAACCGTCGATGTTCCGGCCGCTCTCAAGAACGAAATCTTCGTATGGGGCGTATCTGCTTGGGCCGAAGCGGAATGGGCTAATACGGATTACACAAACATCGTCAACCACGCGAAAAGGTTGATCTTCAAGAAGAAAGGAAAGTATTTTCAACGTCGCATGAGAAACAACCGGAATGAACCTGTTTTGGTTTACAAAGAAAAGTATATCGGCCGATTATCGGGAAAGTAGGTGATATTAAATGCCGAGTGCACACGTACCAACCGCAAATATTAACGCGCTGTATCAAAACACCACGGCAGGCGTTACAGCGAATCCCGCAGTAGTGGATGCAGCGGTAGCGGATATTGTCTCAACCATCAACCAAAACGCCGATTACGTAAACAGTCTTGTCACGTCCGGAACGTTAAGTCCGATTCCGCCGGATTTTCTATATCGGCAAGCCATCATCAACGGCAATTTTGACATCTGGCAACGGGGGACGAGTTTTTCGAATCCCACCGATAATTCGTACACCGCAGACCGTTGGCAGGTGCGTTACGATGGCTCCGGCGTCGGGTTAACCGTTTCGAGGCAAGCGCTCAGTCCGGGTGAACTGGAAGGAAAGTCGAAGTACTTCTGCCGCTATGCAGTGACCGCACCAGGAACAGGGAATACGCAACATCAATTCGCGCAAAGGATTGAGGGCGTCAACCTGTTCAACGGTCAAAAGGTGACTATATCTTTCTTTGCGAAGGCAGATGCGCCACGAGCTATCAAGTGCGCTATAGACCAAGTCTTTGGCGACGGGGGGTCACCAACGGAGTATAACGCTGGCGGGCTTAGCCCTGAAATCGTGTTGTCTACCGCATGGCAAAGGTATAGCTACACCGTGACGCTGCCTTCGATCTCAGGAAAAGTGATCGGTCCAAACGACCATCTTCGGCTGCTTTTTGCTCTTCCGGCGGATACAACGTTCGTAATAGATTTCGCTCAAGTTCAACTTCACGTTGGCGACGTCGCGCTTCCTTTCCAGCCGCGCCACTATACGGAAGAATTTGCATTGTGCCGCCGGTACTGCCAAGTGTACGGATATGGCGTGCCGGGAGTCTGCCGAGAAACAACTGCTGTGACGCTTTTTCTTCCGGGGGTCAACATGAGGGTGACGCCAACAGCCACACTACTGAAAACTTCAACTCAAATTTATGACGGTACCGCGGCATACGTTTCAAGCAATTCAACGATCTCCCCCGGTCTCAGAGACGACAACGGTTTGACAGTTAGGCTAGACGGGTTTTCCGGTCTGACTGTCGGACGTCCTGTGGTCCTGGACGGCGGGCGCGTTATCCTGCTGGACGCCGAACTCTAAGGAGGTAACACATGGACGGATACAAACACTACATCCGCACGAACGAAGCCGGGGAGATCGTCCACGGCTTTTCTGATGCCTTCGAACAGCCGCAGGACGGCGACATCCTCGTGCTCGAAAACGGGCCGCGTCACTTTCACGAGGCGTGGCCCGAGTCGCTCACGAACGAGCGCGGGCAGTATCGGTTCCGCTGGATCGACGGTCAGTGCGTCGCGAAGGCGCGGGATGAACTCGATGCGGAGTGGGCGCAGCGGTTGCCGGAACCGCCTAGTTTGGAAGAACGCATAAAAGTAACGGAAGATATGATTCTTTCTATGATGTTGGGAGGAATGT